TTTCGTGCTTGAACACGAAGTGCCGGAACTGTTTGAGAAACGTTTGAATCAGACAAATTTGAAACAGTTCCTAGAAGAGAACCCTGAAGCACACCCCGAAGGACTCAATATGGACACAACCTACTCAATCACCGTGAGGAAGAAATAGATGACCGACGCCAAATATGTACCTATAGAAACTGTCGCCGAATATTTTTCTGTGTCAGTATCTACAATCCGCGCTTGGGTACGACAGAATCGAATCCCACAGCATACCTATATCAGAGTTGGGAATTCAGAAAAACCCACTTATAGATTTTGTGTATCTGATATCACAGAAGCCTTAACCCACCGCGATGAGGCATTGGAAGAAGTGGGAGAGGAACCAGTACCAGTACCAGTATCTAGTGATGAAGCAACTACACGTGAGATGGGTCAGGTAATTAATTTTGACTCGTTAGATGAAGATCAATAAAGGAGAACAACATGGCTGAAACTGCCAATCCAAGTCACAACATCAACAATGTCGAGGCATTGTGGCCGCGCTTAAATCAGACTTACAAGTTTGACAGCACAGAACGGCGCACCCTGCCGTGTGACGCGTTTGACGATGGGGCCGAATACGCGCTTCAATTTCGTATGGAAGAAGAACAGGCCAAAGCCCTGTATAAAAAAATGCGGGAGGCTTACGTAAATATGCGTAAAGCCGAATGGCCCGATAAATTTAAAAGACCTTTCAAGGAGGAGGATGGGGGTTCTTTTACCCACAAAGCCAAGCTGAAAGGCGCATACGGTAAAGACGCTACCCGCGCCCCCGTGCAATACGATGCCAAGGGTAAGAAGTTACCGGAAGATTTCTTGTTAACAACGGGTAGCACGGTTAATATTGCCGTTTCGTTTACGCCCTACCACGGTGCAATGGGTACGGGGGTATCCCTCCGGTTGAAGGCGGTACAGGTTATCGATCTAAAACCCATGATGGAACCAGAGTCACCGTTTAGTGCGGTGGAGGGATTTGATTTTGATGCGGGTGAAGAAGACAACCCGTTTGCGGAGTCAGAAGATACACCCGTTAAAGAGCCAAAAAAGAAGGCTGCAAAGAAAGCGCCCCCCGCTCCAGAACAAGGTAGTGACGATCTAGGTTCTATTGTAGACGACTGGGACGACTGATACCCTCAAGTGCATTCGAGGGTACGTACTGACTATATGCGCATTCCAAGTTAGTGTAGTCGGTACATCTGTCTCTAACGTGTTAAGTGGCGTCAGAGGTAGAGCTAGTGGTGGTGTAGCTACACTATAACAACTACCGCGCACCACGCGACTAGCATTCCTATTCATCCTTGGCAGGAGTGCGTCCCCGTTGGAAACAAAAACTTTTTTGGGAGAAGTGCTAGCGTCTGATGGACACTATTGCATTTTTGCTTCCCGCGCTAAAGACGACTACAGAATACAGAGATTCTACAGTTCGGTAGAGGAGGCTGTACATTCTGCGCAAGAATTGGATGCCGAGGGGTGCGATGCGTATTTCGCGCTAGCCACATTCGAAGAGCCGAACTCACGTAAAGTAGTCAACGTAAAATATCTTAAATCATTATTTTTAGATTTGGATTGTGGGCCTAGCAAAGACTACCCCAATCAAGAAACCGCGATTGCCGCGCTACGTAAATTCTGCAGGGACATAAACCTACCTAAACCCGTTATAGTGAATTCGGGGCGGGGAATACATGTCTACTGGGCGCTCTCCGAGCAAGTACCATTAGATGATTGGCTACCCGTAGCAGAAAAATTAAAGAAACTATGTGTAGATAATAACTTGTTAGCAGACCCCGCAGTTACAGCGGATGCGGCCCGAGTCTTACGTGTGCCCACCACGCATAACTATAAAGACAACCCCCCGCAAGAAGTTATTTTCTTGGGGCTTGGTGCGCCCGAGGCCGTGGACTTTGACGCGTTTTCGGAACTTCTAGGCAGTGATTTTATAGCACCCCCAAGACGTTTCACGGGTACGAATACCCCGTTTGTCGAACCTCCTAACATAGAAAATAGGTTTATAGACATACTTCAGAAAACCCTAAACGGTACAGGGTGTGAACAACTACGGCAGGTTGCTGAAGATCAGGCGAATTGTAGTGAGCCTTTGTGGAGGGCGGGGCTGTCCATAGCTAAATTCTGTGTCGATGGGGATAAAGCCGCGCATATCATATCCAAAAAACATCCTGACTACACGGTGGAAGCTACACAAAAAAAGATAGATCTGATAAAAGGACCATATAATTGTACTACTTTTGATGAATCTAGGGGGGGAATATGCACCGAGTGTCCTAATTGGGGTGAGATAAAAACTCCTATACTGTTAGCTAGGAGGGTGCGTGAGGCTACAGAAGAAGATAATATAGTCGAGGCTCCCGCAATCGATTTACCCGATACGCCCATAAATAAGTATGTCATTCCTACGTACCCGCGACCATATTTCCGAGGGGCAAGCGGGGGAGTATACGTACGAAGTGTCAACAAGAAGTCCGGGGATATTGATGAAAAGCTAATTTACCATAACGATCTATACGTTGTTAGACGACTGGTTGACGTGGAGCTGGGTGAAGCGATAGTAATGCGGCTTCACTTACCAAAGGATGGGGTAAGGGAGTTTACTCTCCCCCTTAGCGCGGTTACTTCTAGGGATGAATTCCGTAGATATATGTCCATGAAGGGCGTTGCGGTAACAAAAATGGATGAGCTTATGACCTATACTACAACTTGGGTAAACGAACTACAGGCGAACAACGTGGCGGACGAGGCACACAGACAATTCGGATGGACTAGCGAGGAATGCACCTCCTTCGTACTTGGCAATCAGGAAATATTTAAGGATAGGGTGGAGTTCAACCCCCCGTCTACCCAGACAGCGGGGCTATTCGTATCTTTTGAGCCTAAAGGTACTCTGGAGGAGTGGAAAGAAGCCATAAATTTTTATAACCGAGATGACTTCGAACTACATCAATTTGTGGTCGGTACTTCCTTCGGCTCCCCCCTGATGCAGTTTTCCCCCATAAACTGTGCGGGGATGCACATATACAGCAAGGATTCGGGGGTAGGTAAAACCACTGCGTTAGCTTCCGCAATTTCTGTGTGGGGCAAACCAGAAGATCTTATCACTCACGAACGGGATACCTACAACACCAAGATGAACCGGGGTGAGGTTTACCATAACTTGCCATTGTACATGGATGAATTGACTAACGCCAAACCTCGAGAATTAAGCAATCTGGCCTATCAGCTAACAGGCGGTAGGCAACGAGGACGCATGGCGAGTAACACTAATACGGAACGGCACCGAGGAGAAGCATGGAGCCTACTGGCGGTAACAACAGGTAACACCAGTATCGTTGAACGGATCAGTATGTTCAAGCAGATGCCCAAAGCGGAAGCACAGCGTATATTCGAATGCCGTGTGGATAAGATGCACTTTGAAACGAAGAAGGAAACTGACGAATTCAGTCAAGCCATCGAAAACAATTACGGGCACGCAGGGGTGATTTACGCCCAGTACCTTATGGATCACCTCGAAGACGCCAAAAAACTTTTAGTCCAAGTACAAGCTAAGGTGGACGAGAAAGCGAACCTAACAGCGGAAAATCGTTTCTGGTCTATGCTTGTGGCAGCGACAATTACAGGGTTGATACTGGCAAAAAGGGCGGGACTTATAGACTTCGACACGAAGAAGGTAACTAAATGGGCCTTGAAGCAGCTAGCAGAGAACAAGCGTCAGGTAGAAGATATGAACGCCTCTGTGGAAGTGCTACTGAATGACTACTTTCATGAACACTGGAATAACGTGTTGTGGATTAAAAGCACCGAAGATCGGCGTACGGGGGAACCAAGTCAAGGAGATATTGTGGTCATCCCAGAGATGATGGCGAAGGGTAAATTGGTTGCGAGGTATGAGACAGACCTCAAACGTGCATATCTAATATTGAAGCCATTGAAGGCTTGGTGCGGGGAACAACAAATAAATTATGGTGCGTTTGTGCACGACCTAAAAAGTAAATTGGGGGCTAAGAAATCTAAGGTGCGGCTAGCTAAGGGTACGCACATGAACCTACCTCCAACGGATGTTCTCATCGTGGACTGTTCAATAGAGAAAATTGATGGATCAGGGGATACTACGGACATATGACCTGAACCCTGACGGGGTGCGGGTGGTTATTAACTGGGAGAAAATGGTGGTTAACGCCTCTATCTTCATCCCGTGCATCAACATTGAAGAAGCACTGAGTCAAATCAAGCGGATAACTGCGGAAAAGGGCTGGGGTGTGGAGACTAAAATATTAATAGAGGACGAGAAATTAGGCTTGCGTGTGTGGAGAACCACGTGATAATATCTTTATGACAGTCCTCCACGTACTGTCGTTCTCCCTAACCTAGCCCCTCGCTTCGGCGGGGGGTTTTTTCCTTAACCGTCCCAATACTCATTAAGACTTTCGAATATTTCACGCCGCCGTTTTGGACTTAGAGTAACCCCGTTATGCATGAGAGCAGAAGTTCGTACATGAGCGGCTATGGACTTTGCGAGACTATCGGGGGTTATGGTTGCTGCAGGGTGCTTCTTGTTAAAGTCATATATTGCATCTAATACGTCTGAAGGATCATCCCCCATGCGTAATGCGACATAATATAATTTCCTTAGCCGACTACTTTTAGCAATAACTTCACGGTCTATCCTTTTAAAGGCTTGAGCTTGTTCTTGCTTTAGCGTGTAGTCTGTCGGGGGGAAACCAATGAACTGCGCTGCCAAGCCCCCAGGTCCAAGGTCGGAATGTATTACATCCCCACGTCTG